TTGCATTTAAAGTATTGTCTATTACATCAGTTATTGTGTGCATACCTGCCCTACCAATTTGAGCAGTAAAGTTACGGGCTGTCGTTGCAACCTGACTAACCAATAAACCACGCCTAATATTATCTAAAGCCGAAACTCCTTTACCAAACTTTCTTGATAAAGAACCGCTTAAAGGATCTTCTGGAGCTAATCCAGAAACTCTTTCGCCTAAATCTTTTAAATTTTTAGAAACTTGACTATACATATTCATTTTTTTTGCGCCTTCTTTAACATCTCTTAACAACATATTTGCAAAATCTTCTGGAGTTTTATTTATTTCTTTTAATAAAGATGCAAATTCAACACCTGCTTTTTCATCTGTTTTTATTAAAGACAAAGCATCAAATATTTGATCTGAAACTTTTAAATTTGGGTCTGTTGGGACACCTATTCTGGTTAAAAATTTAACACCTATATCAAGAGCTTCTTTTGTTAAGCCAGTAGTTAAAGCTGGTTGCACACTATCTGTAACTTCACCAAATAATTTTTGTGATTCTTTAGCTGCTTCTTCAGAGAATTTTTTTGTTTGTTGTTCAATATCTTTTTTAACATCAGCAACCGTAGATTTAGTATCTATAATTTTTGGCTCTTCAACTTTAATAGCTTCGTTTAATTGTTTTTTAAATGGGTTGGTTAATTTACCACCAGCAGAAACAAAACCTCCTGCTGTACCAACAGCACCTCCTAAAGCTCCTCCAACTGTTGCACCTAAAGCGGCAGCTTTAGCTGTTTGTCCTAATTCAAAAGATTCTTGTGCGCCAGCGTTTATTCTGGCTGTTTGTCTTAAAGCATTATCAGCGGCTGTATAAGTAGCTCCTTCTATTGCACCAATTTTAGCACCTTGTTTTAAACCAGCTTTAGTTGCTTGTTTAACACCTTCTTTTATTCCAGCTTTAACAGCTTGCGCTCCAGCAGTTGCAGCACCAAATGTACTAATTCCAACATAAGTTGATGGATCTAAAGCTAAACCTTTTACTGCTCTACCAAAACCAGCAAGACTAGCTTCTTTTTCATCATACATATCCATTAATGTAACAAAATCTTTTTTTTGTTCATCAGTAGCATCATTTAATTGAGCTGCTTCATACCCCATTTTAGGCAAGTTATAATTAAAATTACCCATGTAACGCAAACCATAATTAGCATATTGTTGATCGGAGTCTAAATCAGGAGCATCTATACCTTCATTAAATTTATAAACTGATTTAGATGCTTTTATCCATTGAGGATTAGTTTTAATTGATTCTTCGGTTAGTTTTTCTTTTTTAGAGCTTACAAGAACTCCACCAAATTTACTTTTAGAAGGTGTATTTTTTTGAAATGAATTTGTTATTAAAACTCCACCAAATTTGCTCGCCATTGTTTTTATGTATTTTCTGGTTTTTTATATTCTATTCCATCTTCTATATATATTGAGCCAGGCAGAAGAGCATCAAATTCTTTTTGTGTTGTAACTATTGGATTATTTGATTGATTTGCATTATTTTTTTTTAAAAAAGGAAAATTATAACCTGTTTGATTAGCTATTCTGACATCATATATGGCTTTTTCATAAGGTGGTAATTTACTAGCATCTCCGTCAACTTTTTCTAAAGCTTTATAAACTCTTAAAAGTTCTTGATTAATTTGTTCTCTTGCACTTTCCTCCTCAGGTTGCATAGCAGCTTGTCTTTCTAAAAGCCTACCAACAACATCACGACCACCAAGAGCATCACTTAAAGCAAATAACATTTGACCAATGCCTTTATTTCTTGCAGCCAGTCTTTGTTGGTTTTGTATTTTCATAAGAGCTTCTGTTTGTTCCATATCAAGCTCTTCTCTTGCAAAGTTATTTGCTATTGCTTGCAAACTGCTATTGGCATATGGCCTTTCTGCATTTTCTAAAATAGGTAAGTTTAAAAGACTAGCAATAGATGGAGGAGGTAATACATCTTCTTCTTTTACAATAGATTCTGGTTGTATTCCTCTTGCTTTTAATAATTTATCTTTATATTGATCTATATAACCTGTACCCCCACCTAAAAAACCTCTATCACCAATTTTTAATTGATTGTTATAGTTATCTTGTAATTTTTTTAATAATTCTTCTTGATTTTGCATTACAGCCATTTTATAAAACTCCGTAGTTTACTAAATAATATCCATTAGCATCTTCAGTGACTGCTCCAGGAATATGTTTAACTTCTTGAGCCATAACTCCAACATTGTATGGATATTTTTTATCTATATTTAATTCTTTAGCGGTTTCATTCCAATCCCAAGAATAAACGTTATAACCATTTTGTTTGCCTAATTTTTTTATATTAGTTTTGAGTCTTTGGTCTGAAAAAATGCCACCAAACGCACCATCTTTACTAAAAGCACCATCTTTATTAAAAGCACCACCCATAAAGCCAGCTCCTAATAAACCAGCACCAGCTCCTAATATATCGCCAAAGCCAACTGATTTTTTTGCTGTTTGCGTTTGTCCAATAACAGCTGGAGAAATACCACCAGCAGCTTGTCCTAATAAACCTAATTGATAAGCAGGATAACCAAGTTCTCTTTCAAACTCACCACGTTGTGCTTGCAATCTAGCTTGTTCTAAGGCTTGTTGTTGACCACCAATACCACCTAGTAAACCTAAAGCTTTGTATTGCTCGCCTAATTGTCCACCTAATAAACCAGCTTGTTGTTGTCTAGCTCTTAATTCTAATTCTGGTGCAAACTTAGCCATTTCTTGCCTACGTCTAGCATCAGCTTCTGCCATAGTTGCTGCTTGACCAAAACCAGCTGAACGTAAACCTGCAATCGTTTGTGCAGCTTCTTCAGCAAATGGTCGAGTTGCTTCACTTTCTATTAAAGCTGATCTTGAACCACCAAAAGCACCACTTCTAATAGCGCGATCTTGCGCTCTTTGTTGTTCTAAATCTTGTCGTCTTTGTATATCTGCTAAAGCTGGATCAATAACACCTTGAATATATGGATCTTCATATTTTGAAATATCAGTATCAAGGATGGATGCGGCAGCTCCAGATACAGGAGAAATTGTAGGGGAGGGTGCTGCCGCAAGTCTTGCTAATTCTTGTCTTGGGTCAAGGCCCATAGTTTCACCAAACAAACCTCTAGTAGCTTGCATAGCTTGTAATTGGTCTGGACTAAAGCCAGCAACCATTTCACCAGTGTACGGAGTAAATGGTAAGTCAGCCGCAGCTAAACCTCTGGTTGACATATCTTTATATATGTCTTGTAAATAACCAGGTACGTTAGCTTGTTGTGTTGTTGTGGTTTTGCCTTTACTCATAATTCTTTTCTAATTAAATATTCTTGTTCAAACCCTAGATGTTTTATTTTACGAATCCAACCTTTTCTGCCACCACCATATAATCTTTTGATTCCAGCGTTTTTAGCAAAAATTTCTATAGATTCTAATATTTCCTCTATTTCTTTATAATTACCACCACAAAACAATAAGTTCATGGCTTTATTTTGTGGAAAAATAATGATTTCAGTTACAAAAGCTGATTCTTTACCTGGCCACAAATGGAATAATCCATGTCTTATTTTATCTTCTATATCGTCAATTGTATAGGAATCTTGATGTTTAACTGCTTTCTCTATAAATGGCTTGCATCTTTCCCATTCATATTCCCATTCTGCTTTGTTAATCACCTTTTGCATATTCAGTTAAACTAGCTACTACCATTATTCTATTGGCATTATTGACAGTAACTTTTAATATTTCTCCAGCTTGTAAAACTAAATCTCTACTTAATAATTCTGAAGTAGCATTACCTGCTATTGTAAAATCATCATAAAGATTAAATACCGCAGCAGCTGAGTTAGTCAAAGTAAGATTTAAAGTAGTTGCAGAAGCATTATTATTATTAACTAAGATAGATTCAATAACAGCAAAATCAAAATCCGTACCTGCTGGTGCAGTATATAAAGTTGTCGCATTAGTCGTAGTTAAACTAATTTTAGCGTTAGTAACTTTTTGTATATATTGCGTTTTACTAGCAGGATCTATCATCTTCGACCTCTAGCTTTAACGTCTAATCTAATATTACCAACTTGGAAATCTTGAGTTAATGAACCTTCAACTTTCATTTGTACTTGTCGTGCTGAAAATCTAGCATCTATATAACCATCACTTTCAAAAGTAAAACTACCAAAATCTGTAGTTGCTCCTAATGGGGTAAATTTACCGCTAAAGTTTAAAGTTACACCAGGTAAAGTAGTTGTTTCTTCATCAGGTAAAATTTGATTGACTTGAGCTACACGATCACCATTACTTATTTCTAATGGGCCTGTTGTGCAAAAAGGTTTCCTAGAACCTATGCCTGGTGAATTAAATAATGCTCTTTTGTCGTGTTCGTAAACATAACCATCAGCATCACACGCAATTGGATTATTAAATACACCTTGATCTATCCAAGAACTTCTATTTAATGAACCAATTGACCATGAATTATCTAAGTAATTCCAAATAATATATTTATTAGGTGAGAACTGATCTACGTCACCAACAGGGAAAAACCACCAAATTTCATTGTAATCTATGTTATGTGCGCCAAAGGTACTTTGTTGAGTGTTTTGTTGTAAGTTGTCAAAAATATAATCATGCACATCAGATTTTAATTCTTTAACAATACCATTATATGTAAAGAAAGAATTTTCACTAATCCATGATAAAAAGTCACCAGATGAAACAATTGACCTAGAACTAATTGCTTTACAGTTTGTTCCAGCATCTTGAATACCATATACAAATGGATTGCCAACATAAGATAATTTATTAATCCCAACATCAGTAAATATAATAATATCGTTTTTGTATTTAACAGCGTAATTAGCTTTACCACCTGTTGGTATTTGTAAGTCACCAGCAGAGTTAATTGCTGAAGCTGTCCAATTGGTATTGTTTTCTCGTTCTGACCAAGCTATTTTTCTTGGATCACCGCCAGCACCAATAGCAATTAAATGTCTTTCATTACTAACAATAACTGCTTGACAGCCAGTTGGTGCATTAGTAATGGCAGTAGCTATAGTATCTGGACTACCAGATCCAGCATCAGGTCGCCATTGATAAATCTTGCCATCCCCAGCAAAACAAAATACTAAGTGTTCACCCCAGTTATCAAAAGAAAAAGATTTAGTATCAAAGTTTAATGCAGAGGTGCTTCTTTCATCACCATAATCTTCAACACCATAGTGATAAGCACCATAACCTGTAGAAGTTATAACATCGTCACCTGAAAATCCAGCTGGTGTTATGTCATACCAAACATCATTATAAAAAACATTAACACCACCTCTTGTTCCAATTGCTAAAATTTCTTCACCATTATTAGCTTTATAAGAATACATACCAATTGGTGTTGATGGTTGAATAACCCTAGATGATGATGAGGTTGCAGCTGATGTTCCAGAACCAGCAGTAGCGACAGTAAATGTCGTAGTCGATGGCACACTAGCAATCGTAAATGTTTTATTTATTTCAGTAGCAGTAATGCCACCTGTTGCAGCAAAACCTTCTAACACAATAGTATTACCAACAGCTAAACCATGTGCAACTGTAGTCGTAATTGTAATATTAGCACTTGATGATGCGGTAGTTACTGTACCAACAAAAAAAGTACCAATAGGTTTTTCACGAAAGTATGTCCAACCACCTAAAGGTTTTAAATAACCATTTTCAAAACGAACTAAATCGCCATCTACCCAACGACCTTTGTTTGCGTAATCTGTGCCATTTTTTATGATTCCTGCTGGCGGTGTTATTGGTAGTAAAGCCATAGCTTATCTCTAAAATTAAGCCGTTCTTTTCCACATATAAACGACTATGTAAGGTTGTAAAATATTGTGCGCTCCGCCACCACCTGTGTTAGCTGAACTTGAAGTAGTGCTAACTGTTATACCAGTAGTTGCAGTTACAATACGCCCAGTCTTATTAGTTCCTCCTGGATTATTATTAGTTCCAACAAATTCTCCAGAACCAAAAGTACCACCAATAGCATCTACTGTAATACTGTGTGTGTGACCAGGATCTGTAACGCTACTGGTACTGGTAATTACGTGATTGTGAGCAGGCATTTCAGCAATGCTTAAAGTATGAGTTTTTGCACCACCTGTTTCTTCAACAGTATCAAAACTTGAATCAGAGCTATCTAAACCAACCATTACTTTACCAGCGCCAAAAGCCGCCCAAGTACCAAAACCCAATAATGTTGCAGGGTTTGTACTAACCGCAGCGTTGGTATAAATAGATCCTACTGGATATATTTTTTCAAATATATTTGTACCATTTAATTGAAATTGTCCACCAGTAGTATTAATGTTGCCTGATGCAGTAACAGTAGTAAAAGTTCCTGCGGCAGCTGTTGAAGCACCAATTACAGTGCCATCTATATTTCCACCTTCACAATCTAATGTGCCATTAACATCTAATGTGCCACCAACTGTTAAAGTTTTACCAGAGCCAACATTAAGGCCCACACTTGTACCTGTGCCATTACTAACAAAAATACCATCAACGGTATCTAAGTCAGCGTTTATTTTGCCACCCCAGGTTGATGTACTTGCACCAACTTCAGGTTTAGTTAAATTTAGATTAGTAGTAAATGTATCTGCCATAATAGTAAATTATATATTATTCTTTTGTCCAATTAAGAATATTTTGTTTTATTTCATTGTATTTTACTGGATTTGTATATTTAAGCGTTATGCCTAAACATAAAACCACAAAACCCAATACCAAAAAATAATCCATTATTCACCAATCGTTTTAGTTTCAGTAGTAGGATTTTTTTGACTTTCTATTTGAGCATCTAAGTTAGCTTCTAATGCTGTTACTGCTTCTTCACCCATAGCGTCTATAACCCATGCTTGTACTTCTTCAGTAGTTACTTTATCAAAATCTATAAAGCTACCAAGCTCTTCAGTATTTAAAGTTTGTGTACCATAACTAGAAGCTGAATAATCTTCACCTTCAGTTTTAGACACACGCCAGTGTACGTTGTAGATCACATTGCTATGATCTTCTTTTGTAGGGTACACATCTACAGTTTTTACATCCCATTCCATTTTATTTACCTCTTAAGTTATTTATTTGTGTTTGTAAATCTTCTATTAATTCTTGTTGTTCTTGGATTGCTTTAGTTAATACTGCTGTTAATTGACCATACGCCACACCTTTAGAACCATCCTCACCAGTAACAATTTCAGGAATGTCTAATTCTAATTCTTGTGCAACAAAACCAATTTGTTGCTCATCATCAGGTTTCATTTTGTAAGTTCTAGGTTTTAATTTTTTAACAGTGTCTAAACCATAATTAATATCAACAATATCTTTTTTATAAGCTACATCAGAAGCATCTACCCATGCACCTGCTGCTGATAATTGTGCTTGGTTAGAGCCACTTGAAAAATATAAAATCATACTAGAAGAATCATTACCATACATCAGTCTATATTCGCCACTACTTGTGCCTCTAGCTATTGCA